GACTCGTGATTTGGCCTTAGCTTTAGCTTTTTTACGATCAGACATAATTAACAGTTCCAACGTTTACGTGCTGCCTTTCCGCGCTCCCCTGTCCATCCTCTAGACCTAGCACAGAAGCTCTTCCGTCTAGCTGCGTCTTTTTTAGTTTTGGGATTAGGAGCAGGTGCTTTCAAATTAGAGCCTGTTCTTCTATTAATTGATGCTCTACCTTTAGCTGACAATCCAGCCCCCTCTTTAACTGATAATTTGTGACCACCTTTAACGGTCATACCGTCCATAGCGCCTTTCTTCTTACTTTTAGTGTATTTTTGAGCACGCTCTTTGGCTTTGCCACATTTAGTACACGCCATTGAAATTATCCCACATCATTCAATTGTAGTACTTATAGTAAAAGTGTCTAACGTATATAAAATGACACTTCAAATTTTACCCCCAGAACTAACACAAGTATCAGATAAAATAGAAACTAAAGAACCCCAACCTTATTGGAAGCCTAGCTCATTAAGCGATGGTGAATCAGAAGAGTTTCGACTTCTTGGTTGTTATGAAACTGGGCATGCAATTGTTGGTTGGCAGTATGCATCAGAAACAACTGATCAAAAAACCAAAGAGCTGCGATTCAACGGATACGTAGTTACTCGTAGTTATCCCAACAGTCCTCCCGATCTTGCACGAGAAACAGATTGGTCAAAACCTGATCGTCCAAAAATTGATGGATCTTATGTCAAGCCTCGTAAATTTTTAGCTTGGGTTGCAACTAGTGCAGCTCGTGGAAGACTAGAAGTTTTGTTTATTGAGCAAAAATCATTGCGTGAACAGCTTACTGAAATACTTCAAGAAATTGAAGATTATACATGGACTGAAGATGGCCTTGCAAACTTCTCAATTAAAATCAGCCGTAAAGGTACTGGCTTGGAAACTGCATATAGCATTCTCCCAAAAGTACGTCCAGTACCGGAGAAAATTAAAAAACAGTGGACTAAAGAAAAGGAATCAATTTGGCTTCCTAACTTCTTTGAAGGTAAAGATCCTTTTGACGGCAAACAAACTGACTCTAAAGGTTTACCGGCTGGCGGCACAGACAAAAGAGGGTCAACAGTACTACCAACACAGAAAGTAAAAACTACAACTACTAACGAAGAATTCTAATAATCATGACTAACGCACTACAAAATCTGCCTCCTGAGCTTCAAGCTCGTCTAGCTGCAGTAATGGCCCAGCAACAAGGTCAAACTACAGAAACGCCTCAACAACAAGTACAGCTGCAGCAAGGGGGGCCTCAAATCCCAGTACAGCCTACGCAGCAACCTGCTCAAGCAGAACCAAAGCAGCCTTCATTGATTGACATTCTCACAATGCTGCGTCAAGAGATTGGAGCGTTGCGTCAGGAAGTCGCAGCTGTAAGCCAGCAAATTGCGGCAGAATCTCAAGTCACCGAAGCTGTTGGCCATGCAGTGGGACGTATGTATCAGATGTTTCAACCGTCCGAACAATCAGCTGCAGCTCCAACGTATAGCCAGACGTTTCAAAACCAACAAGTAGAGGAGGAAGGTGACTACTGATCTGCCGTTTAGGATTCAAACGCCTAGCGGTTACCGTAAGTACCTCTGCTCAGGCATGTACTTGCCTTCAGTTACAACAGTTCTATCCGCTACAGAGACGGAAAAATCTAAAGCTAGTTTACGCACTTGGCAGCTAAACAATCCTGGTGCACTAGAAGAGGCCAGTACCCGTGGATCAGCAATCCATAAATGTTGTGAAGATCACATCAGAGGTTTGCCCATTGACTGCCCGCCAGAATATCAAGACTTCTGGAATGGAATGTCTCAGTACCTTGATTGGTTTGATATAATTCATTGGTCAGAGCGGCCTCTCCGTAAGGATTGGTACCATTTACGTTCTGATGACAAGGAAGTTGCATTTGTTTGGAGTACTGAACATAAATATGCTGGCTGTCCTGACTTGATTGGTGAAATAGGTGGAGTCAAGGTAATAGCGGACTTTAAGACCAGCAATGGCCCTTATATGAACCGCTTTCCTGACAAAGGTGATCGAATGGGTTTTGGAGGGTTTCGTAAGTATCAGAAGTGTGCACAACAAATGGCAGCCTATCGGTATGCATTAAATGAGCGCACAGGATTCTTATGTGATGTGGCATTGATTATTGTCACAACTTCAGAAACCAATCAAGCTATCTTTATTGATGGTGATCAGCTTAGCCTGTACGAATCAAGGTTTATTAAAAGAGCACAACAGTTCCACGAAATAGAAAGCGATAATGAAACTGAAAATTGCAGTCAACAAGAATTGCAAAAACAAGAGTAATCCTCAAGTAGCTTCCGGCTTTTTAAATATCTTTGAGGATATCGAATGGTTACAAGGGTGGGTACAGGCTGGTTATGCCTGGTGCGCCACCCATTTTGCTGATCGTCACCGAAATTCAGAAAACTCTCGTGGAAGCAACTTAGTTGTTATAGATATTGATGGAGATTTCACTCTTCAGCAATTCTGGGCAACCGATACAGCTAAAAACTGGTGTAAGGCAACTTACACATCCGCTAGCCATACAGAGTCCGAGCACCGCTTTAGAGCCCTTTTCCCCTTAGCTACCTCACTGGATACCAAAGCTCAGCACAAAGGCGCTTATTGGCTTGTTGTTGATAGGCTGGTGGCTGAAGTGGGTGTTGACACACTTAAAGATAATTGTGGCCAAAAGCCTGAACGTCTATGGTACGGCAATACTAACGCAGAGTTTATTTATAACGCTACATCTGATGTTTGCGTTCCTGAATTTTTACTCGAAGATATAAGTTATGAAGAGCCAGAAAACTATATTCATTCTGAAATTACTCAGCTTGATCTAAATCGATGCTCATGGCTATTACGTAACTTCCTTGAGCCAACTAATGACGGTGAGTATGAAGATCGATATGTTCCAGTCATGGCAGCATGTGCAGGAATTGGTGATGTAATCTTTGATGACTGGGTATCTTGGGTTTTAAAAGGCCATCATGGTCAAAAAGATGAAAACATTCGTCGATTTAAATGGAATGGTCTCGGCAACTATGCAGGACATACTACACTGTATTCGCTTGCTAAAAAGCAAGATAGTAGTTGGACAAATCAACTACCAGATGAACTACGGTTCAATAATCAGCTGACGGCTGTGGGATATGGTGACAATGATCCTATCCCTAATTTTGACTCTTTAATCGATAATTTACAAATGACATCTCAAAATATTCCAGAAGAATCACCAGAGCCTTTACCAGACACTCAGGTTACTGCAAAACGTAAAGGTCGTCCTAAGAAGCGTGCTGATGACGCAGCTAAAGAAAGAGAACAGGACGTAGAAAAAGTCAAGGAATTACTTCCTAATTTGCGTAAAAACTTACTAACTCATGCAATTGAATACACAGACAGCAGAGGTAACGAAATTGAACTACAAGGAAATGACCTTGATCTAATGACTGTCAAACTTTCCTGTGAACATGGTGTATTCATTCCGGAAATGAGAGTTAAAGCCGCTGTTCAGTATGCAGCTGGAATTAATCGCTATTGTCCAATTCAGAGGTATCTCAATCAATGTGCTGAACATGCAATCCCCCATGCTGAGTGGGACAATATTGGCGAAATATTCTTAGGCAATAGCAACAGGCTTGCGACACTTGCAATGCAACGAATGATGATTGGTGCTGTTGCTAGAGCAATGAACCCTGGGTGCTCGATGTCTTGGCTTCCAATATTAGTTGGTGCACAGGGTATCGGCAAATCTATGTTTAGTCGCAATCTTGTTCCAGAAAAATTGTTTTCTGAAGTAAGTACGCCTTTAGAAACTCTTATGAAAGAACAATATAGGTTGCATGTTGGTTGGTTATTAGAACTACCTGAGATTGATCATTTCTTTAATCACACGAGAAACATTGAAAATTTTAAAAATTTAATTACTACTCGTGTTGACGAAGTACGTAGACCCTATGCAACGTTACCTGAAAGCCTGCCGCGCCGATTTGTAATGATTGGTACTACAAATAGAAATCAATTCTTAGTTGACAGTACAGGTAACAGGAGGTTTGTACCACTTGAAATAGGCAGTGGATTTATTATTCCTTTTGAACGTCTAAAGCTAGAAAGAGATTTACTTTGGGCATCTGCTGTACAAGCATATAGGGCTGGTACTCCATATGAATTTAGCAGCGGAGAAATCGCTCAGATATCAGAATATATCCAAGAATTTGGAGACCCTGATCCCTGGACTGACAAAATTCTATCTTTCATTGCTGATCGTGAGGAAGTCACAGCATCCCAAGTATTGGTGTACGCACTTGATTTAGATCCACGTCAACAGGGGCGTAAAGAATCAAGACGAGTTGCAGATGTATTGCAAACAGTTGGATGGAGACGAGAAGTCACTCGACGAAAGATACAAGGAAACGAAACTGGCAAATCAATTCGCATATGGAAGCGCCCAGCAGATGATCCTATTCAAGAAAATCACATTTTAAAAGACTTCTAATTAAACTAAATCTATAAAGACAAATATCATGCTTGTACAAAATATTGAGATTGGATTGCGCGTCAAAGTCACTAACAATGGTCTGACTGCACTAGTTGTAGGCAAGCCTGAGTATTACACTCCAAAGGCAAAGCTTGTGCGCATTAAATACGAAAACAGTACGCGATATGAATATATCGTCAACAATCAAATTGAATCATTGCCTATTATTGAACAATACCCAGCTTTGGGTGGTAACTATTGTCGACCTGTAAATGGTTTCTAATGTCAGAAGCAAGTCCTAGTAAAAAAAGTCATCCTTATGGAAGACGTAATCGACGTATATCAAATACAGCAGAACAAGGAGAACTATGTCTTTACTCCGGCCACGGCATGGGCAGGTTCTCTTCTCATTCAATGAGATATGAAAGCCATCAAGCTTGTACAAGATGCGTTGCAGGAGCAAGAGAAGGACGACTGTCTTTTAATATTGATGGGCTATTGAAAAAGCATCGTCAAAGAGCATTAAAATTTTGGAGTCAAGTAGATATTGCAGCTCCTGACGAATGCTGGAATTGGCATGGCTGCATAAATTCACGTACACATCAACCTCAATTTTCTTGGCGAAGGCCAGGAATAAGCACATCAACACAGCACCATCCACAGCGAGTAGCAATGTGGTTTAGCTGGGGTGATTTAGGTTATACAGGTGTTAAAACAACATGTGGAAATAAGTATTGCTGTAATCCATTTCATCTCATACCTCAAAACATTGGAGTGTTTGTAGATGATGATAGTTACATCGATAGTTTTGAGCTTGCCTGTCAAATTCATACTTTAAAACAGCAAGTGCAAGAATACTTAGTTGAGCAAGCATTTGCAGAAGAGGCGAAACAAGATCAATCTTTAATTATTGATGAGAGAGCAGAACTTTTTCTAGACAATGATGCAAGCTTCAACAAACGGGTACAAGCAGTAATGCATGATATTTTAGAAGGTCGTCATGTTTCACAAGCAGATCCTGAATTTCCTGGACTATATCGGCAATTAGATGTAGATAATGAAAATGACGATGATGATAATCCCACACATGAATATTAAATTGATTATCCTTATTAAAGAGTCATAACATTATGTCAAGGCGAACAGATTTACTAAAAAAATTAGTTCAATCAAATAAATTTGGACAAGAAAAAGAGCAAGAGCAAAGTTTTCTTATTGCTACTGCTGAATTGATTTTATCCGATTTGATTGAAATAGCTCTAAAGGGTATTGAATCTCGTGGGCCAGGATCACTTGTCATTAATCTAATCAATGATTCTTCAGTCTATATGGCTGGAGCAGATATTGAAGGAGATTTACTTGTTGCCGAAGCACATAAGGATGAGGATGTTATTGATTTTTTACGACCATTAATCAACAAGGTTGATACAAATGATTGGAGTAAAAACGTATTAATTACATTAATTAGCGATGCAGGAACAAGAACATTTGCAGTTGAAGCAGGAGGGAGCCAAGAAAGCCTCCGAGCGTTCGCATCAGAATTTACATGACAAACTAAAGGCGCAAGGCTTAAAGCTTCCCCTCTATCCCACTCCACAAATTATTGAGAGGGCTAGAACTGTAATGGGCAGCATTGACCTAGACCCTACTTCAGATCCTGTTCAACAAGTTCTTGTTGATGCTGTATCTGTCCCATCACTTGAAGTAAATCCACTCCAAGAGCATTGGCATGGAAATGTTTTTGTAGCTCCAAAAGGAGCAGTACGTAATAGCCGACTGTGGTTTAATAAAACACTTAGTGAATATAGAAATTCTTATATTGATTCATTTATATTTTTTACAAGTGCCTCTGAATTATTAAGAGCCTGTCCTGCGATTTACGATTATCCATTTTGTATCCCTTTTAAACGTGTTAGACAGTTACGCGCCACTGGCAATGGATTTGAACACGTTTCACCTTCTACGTGGAATGTTATTGTTTATGGACCTCCACTTGATCAAGTTATATCAGATATTGATAAAGTAAGCCTTTTCTACAATACCTTTAGAGACATTGGCAGAATTTGCTATAACGAATACTCAGGTGATGATTGGTCAAAAGATCTTCAGTATTATGACGATAATCGGGGAAATGTATAATGCACAAACATATTCCCAAGCAATATCTTTATACACTTCCTTCAGGTACCAATGTTCATCCATGCAGATTAATAGTAAAAGATGGATCCTTAATGTGGAAACATGCTCTATTAATGCAAAATAAATATTTATTTATTCCCGAATCATTAGCTCACGAAGTTCATATTATTAAAACTGCTCAACGAATTGAGGATTTAAATACCTGGTTAATGGACGATTTAAATCCATGGGAAAGCTTAATTCCGCAATATTGGTACTATCCAAAAGACAAAGAGCTAAGCGAGGGGATTGCTTTGTATATGAAACATTTTCTTCATTCGAATGATTATGTGCTGAAAAAACTTTCTGATCATCTTCAAGAGCATGAAACACTAACAATAAGAGACAATTATTTGTTTTTTAAACGTTGTTAGGCCGGCTAACGCCGTCAATTATCCATGTGAATACATCGCAAATCACGCTGATATTCTTTATATTGAAATTGAGATTACGACATACAAAAATATGGATTACGACCAGTTTTTAAAAGAAAACGAAGAATTCAAAAAATGGCAATTGTCTATTCTTTCTGACATAGATGAAGCATCTGAAGGCAAATGTATTGATGACATGGTTAACCATCCGTCTCACTACACAGGAGGTAATCAAGAAGTTATAGATACTATTGAAGATGCTGTGAAAGACGCACCTTCTCCAGTACTAGGCGGTCTGCAATGGAATGTACTTAAATACATAATGCGTATGTGGCTTAAAGATAATCCAAAAAAAGATGCAGAAAAAGCGCAATGGTATTTGTTGCGGTTAATTGATAAGCTATGACACTAATTAAAGGAGACCCGTCATATATAGACGACAAAGATAAATACTTTATCAATATTGCAAAAGCTGTTAGAGAAGGATCAAACCATCCAACAATCCCAGGCGGCTGCATTATTGCCAGAGATCGTGAGATTATTGGGGACGGTAGAAATCTAATTGCTGCTTGTAAAGTAGAAATTGATTGTATTTCGTATGCAATTGGAGTTGCTTCTAAACGAGGTACATCATTAGCTGGGTCAGTCGTATATTCAACACGATATCCATTTAGTTCTTCAATTTTTCAATTACATCTTATGGGCATAAAAAAAGTCATCGTCTTATCAGAAGGTGAATGGGAACCATATTATGTAGATGAATTTAGAAGAGCTAGTCGATTAGGAGATGAATTACAAGTTAAGATAATTGATTACTATGAAGACAAAGATCAAAGGTTTGCAACAAATACCCAAGCACCAAAATTTAATTGAAGCAAATAAATTTAAAGAAAACTTTTTGATAGAAAAAATCTAGACACATGACGCAAACATTACTATTTGATTTAGAAAGTACCGGTTTATTGCGCAGTGGGTCAAAAATTCACTGCATTGTTGCACGTGATGTTGAAAACTCTAATGATCATTTAGTCTATGATCATCGTCCGGATCAATCAATTGAGATGGGAATTGAACGGCTATTACGTTCAGATGTGTTAATTGGACATAATATCATTGGATATGATATACCTCTAATTAAAGAACAATATGACTTCGACTACGAAGGAGAAATCATTGATACTCTTGTGCTGTCTCGTTTGTTTTATCCCCATATTCTTGACCGTGATTACGAAAGACGCCCTACAGGCATGCCGCAAAAACTTTATGGAAGACACTCCTTAGAAGCATGGGGCTATCGACTGAAATGCTTTAAAGGCGACTATGCTAAACATGAAGGTGCTTGGGAAACATACAGCCCTGAAATGCTCAGTTACTGCATTCAGGATACAGCCGTAACACTAAAAGTATACGAACTAATGACTAGGAGGATGGAAGACTATGCTTGACTGTGTATCGTTAGAAATGCGCATGGCCACTATTATGGCTATGCAAGAAGCATCTGGATTTAAGTTTGATCTTGATAATGCTGATGCTGTAAGAGATAAGCTGCGCAAAGAATCAGAGGAAATTGAAAACCAGATACAGAAGCGTTATCGCTATGTTCCTGGAAAAGTGTTTACTCCAAAGCGTAGGGATAAAAAGAATGGATATCACTCAGGTGCCCCTATGACGCGCCTTGAGCCGTTTAACCCCACTAGTCGTCAGCACATTGCCTGGGCACTAAAGACGCACCGAGGAGCACGTTTTACAAAGGTTACAGATACAGGCAAGCCTAAGGTCGATGAGGCGACTCTTTCTGAAGTACGAGACATTGCACTTCAGCAAAAAAATACTGATTTACATAAAGAGTGCGAATGGTTTATTCGACTACTAACTCTCCAGAAATGGCTGGGACAACTATCAGAAGGATCTAATTCATGGTTTAACACTATTGAAGAAGATGGCTGTATCCATCACAGCTGCACTCTGGCTACGCAGACAGGCAGAAACGCGCATCGTGGTCCAAACCTTGGACAAGTTGTGAGTGCTCCTTGGGCACGTGAGCTGTTTGTTCCTCACTCTGGCATGGTCATGGTTGGTAGTGACCTTGAAGGACTAGAGCTGAGGTGCTTAGGGCATTATCTCCACAGGTTTGATGAGGGGTCTTTTGCTCGTGTTGTTCTTGAAGGGGATATCCATCAGCAGAATGCTGATCGTGTGGGCTGCACTCGTTCTGAAGTTAAGACCCTTACGTATGCCTTTATCTATGGTGCAGGCGATCTGAAGTTAGGCCACAGCTTGCGTCCTGAACTCTCTGATGCTCAGAAAAAAGCTCTGGGATCTGATCTACGAAAGAAATTTTTGGCAGCAATCCCCGGCCTTGAGCCGCTTGTAGAAGCTGTCAAAATGAAAGTACGTACAACTGGCCGTATTAAAGGGCTAGATGGTCGTCCTATTTTCTGTCGCGCAGAACATAGCTCGCTTAATTTCTTGCTTCAGTCTGCCGGCGCAATTTTGAGCAAGAGGTGGGTTGTTACTACTCAAGAAATGTTAGACAATGCTGGACTTACATATAATGTAGATTACACACGTTGTGCATATGTGCATGATGAACAGCAGTTTTCTGTTGTTCCATCAGAAGTATTGCAAGTCCAAACCATATGTATTGCCGCTGCACCTAAAGCAGGTGAATACTATGGGTTTAAAGTTCCAATCGCTGCAGCCGCAATGACTGGTGACAACTGGGCTAAGACGCATTAAATAATTTATGGTTAATGTCTAAATTTAAAATAAATATTACTACAAGCAATGGAGAGTTTGAATTTGATTGCTACGACGATCAATACATATTAGATGCCGCTGAGGAAGCGAGTATTTATTTACCATCTGCATGTCGTGTTGGATCTTGTAGTACTTGCTGCGCTAAAGTAGTTATGGGTACTCTTGATCAATCAGCACAAAACTATCTTGATGATTATCAAATAGAAGAGGGGTTTGTAATGTTATGCGTTGCTTATCCCACTTCTGATTGCATAATACAAGGGGAGACCGAAGAAGAACTTTTGAGTTAACTAGTATGGAAGATGATGATCTACTTCTCGCGTTACATTTAAATGAAACGACTGCAAAACTATTATTAAAGTCAGTCGATTTCTTTTTACAGCGTTGGCCAGGAGGAGACCCTTCTGAACAGACTGGTTTGACAATGCTCAAAACGCGACTGCAAGGTTGTGTTCTTGAGTATCAAATGCGGAAGTAACAGATAAACAAACATTTTTTGATTATTAATTATGTTCAAATATATTGCAGCATTATTGCTGATGACTTCTCCTGTGCAAGCTAAAGATCCAGAAGTCAACTATTACACATCTGAAGCTATGGGATGCATGATTTTAAAAGAATGCAACCAAGACGTACAACAAATTAAAAATTTTGCAGATTTGTACGCACACTACAACATAACTGAAATTGATAAATACAAAAAAGAAGTTGCAGGAATTCTTGCCGCTTTAAATGAATTAAATATTGAAGTGTATTTGGGGCCACAGCGCTACTTTAGGGTAGGTGAAAGAGGGCTTTATCATACAGAGCATAACCGTATGTTTTTAAATGCAGGTTATCTATCAAATCCGGAAGCGTTGATTTCTACATTGCGCCATGAAGTATGGCATACTGCTCAAGACTGCATGGCAGGTACACTTGACAATAGTTATGTAGCTGTAATTTTAGATGAAAACACAATCCCTCCAATGTACAAAGCCCTAAC